GCTTACATTTGCTGATGCGCTCGAGCAGATCACTGGTTCCGCCGCTTCAGATTTTGTGTGGTCATGGCCGATGAAGGACAACTTTGACGCTGCTCAGGGTGGTAGTGCGAATGCTCTTGGTGCTCTTGTTGGTGCTCCCAACTGGGGACTTGAGAACAATCCGAACATTCCTGAGATCGACATCAAGGTCGACAGTGTGTCCGTTACTGCGGTCACCAAGAAGCTCAAGGCCAAGTGGACCCCGGAGTTAGGACAAGATCTTAACGCCTACCACAACCTTGACGCTGAAGTCGAGCTTACTCAGATTCTGTCTGAGCAGGTTGCACTTGAAATCGATCGTGAGATCGTGGAAGACCTCGTTCGAGGCTCTACGGCTGGTGTTCGTTACTGGTCACGCCTTCCCGGCAAGTTCGTTAATCGCTTGACGGGCCTGGATGCGTCCAATGCGGCTTCTCCGCCTGACTTCACGGGTAACGTGAGTGAATGGTATGAGACTCTCATTGAGACCATCAATGATGTGTCGGCTCAGATCCACCGTAAGACTCTTCGTGGTGCGGCTAACTTCGTGGTTTGCGGACCTGAAATTGCCAATCTGCTTGAGTTCACCGCTGGCTTCCGTGCCAACGTGACTGCTGATAGCGATCGCGGAGACGCGGGCGCTGTTAAGGTTGGTTCGCTTTCGAAGAAGTTCGACGTTATCGTCGATCCTTACTTCCCGCGTAACTTGGTCCTTGTTGGCCGTCGTGGNAGTAGCTTCCTTGAGAGTGGTTATGTGTATGCACCTTATGTGCCNCTGCAGACCACACCTACGATCTTCGGTGTTGAAGACTTCGTGCCTCGCAAGGGCGTGATGACTCGATATGCCAAGAAGATGGTGCGTCCGGATATGTATGGACTGGTTGTTGTAGAAGACTTAGTCTAGCCATATTTGACTTAAGGTCAAAATAGTGAAAGCCCCGTCTCTTTTGAGGCGGGGCTTTCTATTTAGTATTAGAGCAAGAGAGGACCATACATGGCAATACCTAATCTTAACCCCGCATCCACCTTTAATGCGAACATCCTACCAGTTACCGGGAATGCCGGCAATGTTGCGGCCACGCTCCCTTTTGGGATATATGAGTCGGTAGCGTTCTTCTCAGGGGCGGCCGACCAGGTGGCCTATACTTATAAAAAGCTCGGGGGCGATGTTTTAGATATTGAACTTGCCGAAGGAAGTGTATACTCAGCCTACGAAGAGGCTGTATTAGAATATTCTTACTTAGTTAACCTGCATCAATCAAAAAACGTACTGTCTGANATGCTGGGCGCNCCAACCGCCTCTTTCGATCAGGACGGGCAGATAATAGCGGGCCATGCCTTATCCGGTTCTGACATTGAGTTAGCATATCCTCGTTTTGATTATGGTTTTGCTCGTCGCGTTTCCGAACGATCTGCCACAGAAACCAACATAGGAGGTACGCTTCCTATTTATTCAGCATCTTTCGAGCGAGTTACGGGACAACAAGATTATGATTTACAGACTTTGATATCTGGATCATCTGCCAATTCGGCCTCTGTTCCGTTTTTCGGAGAGGTCGACGACAAGAGGGTTATCATCCGTAAGGTATATTTCCGAACTCCCCGAGCCATGTGGCGCTTTTATGGTTACTATGGTGGATTTTCTGTCGTTGGCAATCTGCGAACCTACGGCCAATACGCCGACGACTCCACGTTCGAGGTGGTCCCGACCTGGCAGAACAAGCTCCAGGCCATGGCCTATGAAGATGCCATCTATACGCGCATCTCGCACTATTCTTATGAGATAAAAAACAATCAGTTAAGGATATTCCCCCAGCCGGATAGCACTGGTCCGAAGAAGTTCTGGGTCCAGTTCTCTATTGAGAACCAATTTGCGCCGTGGGAAGAGGGTGCGGGACAGCCCCGCTCAGGTATTAATGGAATCAACAACATGAATCAGTTGCCATTCAATAATATTCCTTATAATAAAATTAACTCTATTGGAAAGCAATGGATCCGCAGATTTGCCCTTGCGTTGACAAAAGAGATCCTCGGCCAGGTACGTGGCAAGTTCGCCACGGTGCCAATACCAGGAGAGAGCGTTACACTGAATGCGTCCGAGCTGTTGGGGCAAGCGAAGGCTGAACAAGATCAGTTGCGAGACGAGCTTAAAACCCTTCTCGACCAAGTTACGTATGCAGAGATGGCCACTGTGGACTCAGGATTGCAAGATTCCACCGCTAAGGTGCTTCAAAACATTCCTAGTGGCATTTTTGTAGGGTAATATAGATGTCTAGGAGCAAACGTACTCAAGCCCAAATCGAAGACAAAGAGGCCACTAAAAATGATTATGTTGGCGATGCCAAGGTAGCGGACAAACTACATGAGATAGAATTCGCACCATCGTCCCTAGAAACCATCGATGCGGCTATGCTTAGGTTCATTGATGAGGAACTTAACCTCTCCGTCACCACTAACGAAGGCTTTAAGAAAGTACCAGTGTTGTGGGTTTCTGCAGAGCGAGCCTATCAAATAAAACACAACAAAGATCTACGCGGCCAGGACGAGATCTTAAAGTTACCGCTCATTAGTGTAAACCGGGCCAGCGTTGTGAAAGAGCCTGGCAATCGGGGTTCAATTTATGCTAATTTATATCCGGTGGCCGACGACAAGGGCGGCGTCATCACGATTGCTCGCCGGATAAATCAGAAAAAGACGGCCGAGTTTCAAAATGCCTTCTCGAAACGTAAGCTTGGCCCGGACAACAACATAACATCTAAAAATGTTAACACCAATAAAAGAAATATGTCGACCCAGCGCACGGTATATCAAACCATTACAATTCCAATCCCCACGTGGGTCACTGTGAAATATGAGATAAGTTTGCGAACTGAATACCAGCAGCAGATCAATCAGCTACTGCAGCCTTTTATTACTATACCAGGTAATTCTCGTATGCCTAAGATGATCCACGATGAGAATCATTATTATGAGACTTTTATAGATGGGAACTTTGCCGACGGATCTAACAAGGCGGCCTTGGGAATGGACCGGCGCAACTATGAGCATACCATCAGTATTGACGTTTTGGGGTATTTGATCGGAGAGGGCGAAAACCAGGAAAAGCCCAAAATTATAAAGCGCGAAAACGCTGTTGAATATAAGTTTTCCCGCGAAAGAACTATCTTTGGGGATATCCCGGATAACATAAAAGACGGATTTTATAGAGAATAATACTATTGGACCGGATTAAGACTATTTACTTCTGAAAGTTCTACTGTTATTAGGAGATCGTAGCGAATGTCAGTTAAAAACTACAGATTTGTATCACCCGGGGTCTTTATCAATGAGATTGATAACTCCCAACTGCCCGCCTCGCCGGCAGGAATCGGCCCCGTCATCATCGGCCGCGCCGCAAAGGGCCCAGCCCTTCGACCCACCACCGTCAGCTCGTTTTCAGAGTTTGTGCAGATTTTCGGTAATCCCTCCCCGGGCCAAACCGGAAATGATGTATGGCGCGATGGTGCCAGCCTCCAGGCCCCGACTTATGGAGCTTATGCTGCGCAGGCGTATCTTCGCAACAGTTCTCCCTTAACCTTTATCCGCCTTCTCGGTGCTCAGACAACTGAGGGCACCGCGACGGGTGAAGGACTCGCCGGCTGGACTCAAACTAAGGCCTACGGTCTTTTTGTATTCGAGTCTGGCTCTGGTGCCACTACAACCTCTGGCTCTGTCACGGGATCCCTTGGTGCTATCTTCTACGTTAATGACAACGCAAGCATTGGCCTCACGGGTAGCTTTATCTGTGAGCAAAGTTGTTCCGCGGACTCTACGGGGCCCACTATTACCTCAGGATCCCTTGAGATCTCGTCGCTCCCAGACGGCGGCTACCAGAACGCACTCATCATGAATCAAACCACGAACACCTATCAATACAAATTGATTATAAGTGGTTCAGATACTAACCTCACCGCCATGACAGCCTCCTTTAACTTTGATCGAAACAGTTCAAAATATATCCGCAAAGTTTTTAATACTAATCCTGAGCTGCTCAATAGCGCCATCACGGATTCTTCGAATCGGTTGAACTATTTCCTTGGGGAATCGTTCGATCGTTTTATGAAAGCCAACGTCGCTCCGACCAGCGGAGTAACTTTTGCGGCTGTGGCAGAACTCTACGGCGGCAAAGCCATTGGCGCAAACCTTTCTGGGTCGAATTTTAATTCTGGCGTCCAGAATGCCCAGACAGGCTGGATTGTAGGCTGTGACATTGGCGATCAACGACAACCTAATTTGATAAAGTTCCATGCCCTTGGAGAAGCTGGTGATTGGTCTTCCCGAAACCTTAAGATTTCTATTCAGGACATTCGGCAGTCCACCAATGAGTCAAGTGATTATGGTACTTTTACGGTCCTGGTCCGGCGACTGTCTGACTCGGACAACGTAGTCCAGGTCGTTGAGCAGTTCACTGAGTGTGACCTTAATCCGGAGTCCTTGAATTATGTGGGACGCAAGATCGGCGACAAGTATTTATCTTGGCGCGAAGATGATCGTATTTACCAAGAAGTTGGTGATTATGATAACCGATCCGGGTTCATCCGTGTAGAGATTAATCCTGATGTCGAAGGTGGCCTCTTAAGCGCCATGTACCTTCCTTTTGGGTTCCAGGGTATGATCAAATACAAAGATGAAACGGGTACATCTCTTGTTGTAGCCTCCACCGACGGCCCCGTCACCGACGCCGGCTTGTTGCCCGCAGCCCCTACAACAGCTACGACTGCAAACTGGGTAACTGGATCGTCGAATGGTGCCATGGCAACAAACTTCTTCTCAGCAACGTCTGGAAGCGTTTTCATAATTAGTGGATCAAGTCTAAGTGCCTCTGTCTACTACCCGGCCCCCGAATTCCGCGCTAACTCTTCTGAAGGCGCCCTTTCAACCTTTACTGATGCATACTTCGGCCTCCAGACGACTCGAACGGTCGGCGGCACCGTGTTTGCCCAGTCTAATATTGATACTTTGCGCCCACGAGGCGGCATCGTCGCTAACATGTTTGCTGGCACTGGATCACTGACGGAAAGGAGTGTCCTTTTCACTCTGGACGACCTCTCTGGTTCCGGTGTAGGAGGCATTGCAACTTGGTCGTCGGGCTCTGGTCCGGTCGCCGGGGGCACAACGTCTTACACTGCCGTCTCTGGCGCCATTAGCGGCGTTTTGGATGCGGGATATGATCGCTTTAGCGTGCCTCTCTATGGTGGCTTCGACGGTCTGAACATCGATGAGATGGACCCATTCCGTAACAGCATTATGTCGGGCATTTCGGGTATCAATGATCGCACTAGCTATCAGTTTAACTCGATTCGACGCTCCGCCGACAGTGTTGCTGATCCTGAGATGACCGAGATGAATCTTCTCTCGGCCCCAGGTGTCACCAACGAGGCCCTCACCACTAATCTAATTCGGATTTGTGAGGACCGCGCCGACGCGCTGGCTGTTATCGACTTGCCAGATGGATTTCAGCCCCGAGCAGAGGGGACATCGAGCGCTCGAAACAACAGCGCCAGCACTATTACTCAAGCCATCGCCAATCTTCGCTCCCGAGGGCTTAATACCTCTTACGGTTGTACTTTCTATCCGTGGGTGCGAGCCAGGGACACCATCGGAGGTCAGCTCTTGTGGTTGCCGCCTTCTGTCGCAGCAATTGGAACTTTCTCAAGTTCGCAGCGCAAGACACAGGTGTGGTTTGCTCCCGCCGGATTCAATCGTGGAGGTCTCACAGAGGGCTCTGCTGGAATCCCGGTGTTGGATGTGGCTCACCAGCTACGCCGCAAGGATCGTGATGATCTCTATGCCGCAAACATTAACCCGATTGCTAAGTTCCCCGCGGAAGGTATTGTGATCTTCGGCCAGAAGACACTTCAGGTGACCCCGTCTGCGCTCGACCGCATTAACGTGCGACGCCTCATGATCTTCGTGAAGAAGCGAATTTCGCAGATGGCCGCCACGATCCTGTTTGATCCCAATGTTAAGACAACCTGGGCACGCTTTACCTCTCGGGTAGATCCGTTCCTGGCCGATGTTAAGACTAACTTTGGGCTAACTGACTACAAGGTGGTCCTAGACGAGACTACTACTACACCAGACTTGGTAGACAGAAATATTCTGTATGCTAAGATCTTCCTGAAGCCAACTCGTGCCATTGAATATATCGCGATTGATTTCAATATTACCCGGACCGGGGCCTCCTTCGATGATTGATAATCAGAAAGGTTTTTTTGCTCAGGCCAACTATTTAATTTTAGAACTGTGGGAGAACTAAACTAATGCCATTTTGGACAAGCCCTTTATCCGAACCGAAAAGACAACATAGATTTATCTTGAGGTTACCTAACTTGATCTCAAAGGACCAAGAACACACTTACCAGGAATACTTGGCCAAGACTTTTACGAAGCCTTCTTTTACGGTTTCGAGCACAGAGCACAAGTTTCTCGGCAACACTTACTACTACCCCGGTAGCGTTTTATGGAATGACTGTGCTGCTAGCATCGTTAACTCTTTAACCCCTGACGGAAATAAGGTTATTTATGATGCCCTGATCAAGTCCGGCTACTTGAAGCCCAACGATCAGCAAGAGGCCTTAGTCGAAGGAAACGTTGGTACGGTTAATAAGGCGGGCGCACTGGCTGCGTTAGGCCAGGTAGAGGTAGACGAGCTAACGGGTACTGGCGCCATCGCCGGCACATGGAAACTCCAAAATGCCTTTATTCTTGATGCTAAATTTGGCGATTTAGACTATTCTGGTGATGAAATACTTAACATTGATCTAACTTTCAAGTATGATTGGGCTACGTATGAGTCCTTCACGGTTGTCACTGATTAACCAAGTCCAGGGCTTACTTATAAGAAAGAAGGTGCCGAATGGCAAGAAAAAACTCTAATCGCTCCGGGCTCACGCATGAGCCGCCGAGTGATGAAAACCCCCCAGCTCCGTTAATGACAAAAGGAAGCAGTGAAGATAGCATCTTTTCCTTTGTCACCCCCACAGAATTTGTAGAACTCCCCAGCGGCGGAGAACACTACGCAGAGACTCATCCTCTCTGCGGTGTTGACACAATCGAGATCCGACACATGACCGCCAAAGAGGAAGATATCCTTACCTCGGAGGCACTCCTTAAAAAAGGCCTCGCACTTGACAGGCTATTACAGTCAGTCATCGTTAATAAAGAAATTAAAGTTAATGATCTGCTTATTGGCGACAAGAACGCATTATTGATCGCAGCACGCAAGACAGGCTATGGCCCGTTTTATGAAACGCAACTTACATGCCCGGGCTGCAGCGCCACTACGGACGAGAGCCTCAATCTTGATGAGCTGACTACCAAAGAATCCGTCGACCTGCCGGATAATGTTACAGAAGGCGACAATGGAAATTATATTATTTCTTTTGAAGAGTTTAATCTAAGAGTAGAAGTTAAACTTCTTAAGGGCTCAGACGAAAAACTCGTTGCCGGTCGCCGAGAGACACGCAAGAAGCGTAAGCTCCCCGATGCGATGATTACTGACCAACTTGAGGCGATTATCGTTAGCGTTAACGATATTACAGACCGCAATCTTATTAAGAAGTTTGCTAATGAAATTCCCGCCATGATGTCGCGAAAGCTGCGCAACATTTACGACGATCTTACCCCGGATCTTGATCTTACGTTTGAGTTCGAGTGTGAGGAGTGCGGCCATCTCGGGAAGGTGGGTATGCCGCTAACTGCGGCGTTTTTTTGGCCTAACAAGTGAGTACCAAGCAGTAGTATACGAAGAGTTTTTTGCTCTTAAGCATTACGGAGGGTGGTCTTTCTTTGAGGCCTATAACCTTCCTGTTCAGCTACGCAGGTGGTTTCTTACGCGGTTGATTGAAGAGTTCGAGAAGCAAAATAAAGCCATGGAAGAGTCTTCCTCAAGCAGCCGTTCTTAAAAGGAGCGGATTTTTGTTTGTGAAACTATTTATTTTGGAGATCCGCGACCATGTCTAAAGAAAAAATTATTATTGACCTCAACGACCCTCTTTTGAAAGAGGGGCAGTTTTATACAGCATTCTCCAAGCAGGTTAACCAACTGCTCCTCAGCCTGATGCACGCAGGGGTTGAAGTTCCCATGGCTCTCCGCGGTACAGATGCTCAAATTGAAAGCTTTTTTGATGCCCTTAAGCGGGAG